TTTAAAGAAGCATACGAAAGGTTAGGGGCATGTCTATTCTAATACGAGCATTCATCTTGGCTGCATTTGTATTCGGCACATGGGTAGGATACATAGCCGGGCGAATGGAGTGGGACCACGAAGAGTGCTACGATACCCGTGATGTGTACCGTGGATACGATGCTTGGCTCAGTGTCAAGAATGGTACATACAGATGCTTTTGGATTGAGAGGGAGTTCCCTCACAGGGTTAAGATGCAAGGTGTGATTGATGTCAAGTAACCAGATCAAGTGGGCAGGCACAGTGTTGTGTCTTGTGGGTATTGCACTCACAAGTTTTAATGTGTACCCACTGAATGTATTCCTGAGTCTGGTTGGCAGTGGACTCTGGACAATAGCAGGTATCTTGCAAAAGGATATGCCACTCATCCTAGTAGAAGCAGTGGCTGTAATTTTATATTTAAGTGGAGTGATTACATGGATGTTGAGATGAAGATGGATGCATTGCCTGAAGGGTTTGAACCTGTAAAGAAGGAGAGACCTAAGCTAGTACGTAGACCTGTAGTACCTAAGAAGGATTACATTCCCCTTACCGATGACGAGATTGAATCCTGCCGTAAGGGACAGGACATCTTTGATTTTGCAAGGGACATTGAAACAATTATCAAGGAGAAGAACAAGCTATGAACGTACCATATAACAACGGCAAGATTAAGATTGGTTCAGAGTACTATCTGAATCCACTCAAGCCTAAGTACATAGAGCAGGATGTAGATATGCTTGAGTTACAAAGCTATCTGATACATGATCCTAGAATTATAAACAGGGAATACTGGACTACACGTATCTATACTGCTGTTGTCTTATTTATTTTAACAATTGTTTTGTTGGCTAACTAACGGAGGGCGGGAATATGAAATACAAGATTGAAATTAATGATGAAGCAGTAGATAGTTTGGTAGTTAAGAATTTACAGGAGGCATATGAAGAGTGTGTAGACATCATGCTTGACCGTACCAAACAAATGTTTGACCCACTGGAAGATGTTATCCGTAGGCAAGCTGCATTAACTGAGGTACTGGCATACTACATGGCACCACGAGAGTTTGGTGACTACATTCGTACATGGAATAACAAAGTTCTGGAGAGCACATTTAATTATGACAAAGAGGATAAAGATAGTTGATGCAATTGATGAGTACTACAAGTCCTTAGACTATCGCTGTCTTTCAGTATCGGCACAGCGTGACTATCGATACTGCCTCAATACCTTGCTTGCTACAGTTGTGCGTGGCAAGTTAGTATCCCGCATGTCCATGCAAGCATTCGATGTACCCCGTGCCCAGTATGCCTACAATAAGTGGGCAGAAAGGGGTGTCCCATTTGCCAATCATACCCATGCTGTGACCAGTAAGCTATACAACTATGCAATTCAGCTAGGTTACATAGAGTCTAATCCGTTCAGCAAGGTATCTAAACGGTCACACAGGGCACGCAAAGTGGTGTGGGAGAAGCAGGATATCAGGAGGTTCCTTACGACAGCCTATGGCTCGTTTAAATGGCGTTCTGTGGGGTTGATTGTGCAGATGGCATACGAGTGGTGCCAGAGGCTAGGGGATATGGCTAACCTAAAGTGGGAAGACTACGATGCAGAGAACAGGATCTTGTACCTAGAACAGTCTAAGCGTAGGGCTAGGGTGGAGTTACCTACCACTGACGAGTTACATGAGATGCTCATGCAACAGAAGGCAGACGTAGACTTTCAGCCATACATTGCACCTAGATGCAGGCAGAATAGTATTGTGGCTAAGCCCTATGACAAGATCACTCTGTCCCTAATTGCCCGTGAGATCATGGACAAAGCCGGGCTACCCAAGGAGTTGCAGATTATGGACATGCGTAGGACAGGCACAGTGGAGATGATCGATGCTGGTGTATCTATGCCACAGATCATGTCGATCACTGGGCATGCCAATCCACAGTCTGTAAAACCCTACATGAAAAATACCTTGACAAGTGCGAAGCAAGCTGCTAAGCTCCGCTTTAGTACGGCAGGTGATACAGTATAGGGAATGATATGAAAGAGTTCTTTGACAAGGCACGTAAGATAGCTAAGAGTTTAGATGAGCAAACATTGAAAGGAAATACAATGAGTAGGTACTGGGATATAAGCAACGCTATAGATATTATTCAATACAAGATTGAAAACGTAGTAAGTTTAGTAGAGATACTGGCTGAAAATACAACCGAGGATCCACAGAGTGGTGCACTTTGGTTATTGCGGGATGTACTGGAGTCCCATGCTAATACATTAGAAGAGTTGTCAGCCACTGTAATGGAAGATCATATTGCAGCTACAAAGATACCTGAAAAGAAATCAAAAAAGAAATGAGCGTAGATGTAAGACGATTCGTACAGGATCTAGAGTTATCTCTAGGTCAGCTGTACCGTGGTAACTGCCCGGTCTGTAAGCGATACAAAACATTCACAGCAATCAATGACAATGGCAAGTTAATGTGGAACTGCTATGCCAACAGTTGCAATGTGGCAGGCATCACACGTACACAGCTGACTGCATCTGAGTTATACAAGATGATGCGTGAGGAGAAGTACCATCAAGACTTACCCATCCATTTTGATTTACCTGACTGGGTGATTGTCGATTATGGTAAGCCCTATCTCAGCACACTGTGTGACAGATACCAACTAGATCCACACTGGTTAGACTTGCGGTATGACATTCGTGAAGATCGGGTTGTGTTCCCCATCCGGCATGAAGGTAAGCTTGTAGATGCCACTGGTCGGGCAGGACACCCAGAGGTACAGCCTAAGTGGAGACGATACGGTGAGGCACGGGTGCCATACATTGTCGGTGATACATCCGTGGCTGTAGTTGTGGAGGACTGTATCAGTGCTGCAGTTGTAGACACAGTCGGTGGCACAGGCTTTGCCCTCTTAGGTACAGCACTTTTGGATGAGCACAAAGATATGCTTTACAAGTATGCCACTGTTGTGGTAGCATTAGATCCTGACGCAATGAGTAAGACCCTGTTGTTTACTCGTGAGTTAAGGGCAGGTGGTATAAATGCTAAAGCCCTGAACTTACAAGATGACATCAAGTATCGAACTCAAGAAGACATAGATAAACTGAAGCAAATTATAGGAGAGTAAATGGAACTCACGCTGATTAGAAGTCTCATGAACAAGGACTTCTACGATGAGACAAGAGGAAATAGATGCCCTGAAAAACTATTCACAAAAGATATACGTAAGATCAAGTCCGTCATTGACAGTGCGATGGAGCAATACAAAAGAGATTTAACTGTCGATGAAGTCCAAGCATTATTCTTTGCAGCAAACCCCACACTAACCACAGCACAGAAACATTCATACGAATTGCAGTTCAATAAGATTCGTAATGAGGATGTCATGGGTGCTGACGTAGCTACCGAAGTACTTAGTAATATGTTCAGGCAGGTAGTTGGTGAGGAGGTTGCCAACCTTGGATTCTCATACGTCAATGGCGATGAGACTACGATGGAACCCTTACGTAACATCCTGAATAATTATCAAGATGATTTCACACCATCGATTCGTATCGAGTATGTAGACAATAGCATTGACAATCTGCTGGCTACATCTGCATCCAATACCAAGTGGAGATTCAATATCCAGTCACTGTTCCAGTCGGTTAATGGACTAGACAATGGCATGCTGTTTGTGATTGGTGCACGGAGTAACGTAGGTAAGTCAAGCTTTCACAGTACGCTGTGTGCTGCACCACATGGATGGGCGAGTCAAGGTGCAAAGATTCTAATCCTGTGTAATGAGGAGAAGCCTGAGCGTGTAGCATCACGTTACATGACTGCTGCTACGGGCATGACCATGGCACAGATCGTAGCTGACAAGAACACTGCACACAGGATCTATGATCCAATCAAAGATAACCTGAAGTTTGTGGATGCCACTGGCAAGACAATGAAATGGGCAGAGTCAGTGATCAAGAAGCACAAGCCTGACATTGTAGTGATGGACATCGGCAGTAAGTTTGCTGAGGATGGTGCTGCATCAAACAACCATGAGACACTCAAGGCTAATGCTATATACGCACGCAATATAGGTAAGCTATACGGATGTCTAGTTGTGTATTGCACACAGTTGTCGGCTGAAGCTGAGGGCAAGATCGTATTGTCACAGGCTATGATTGAAGGCAGTAAGACTGGACTTGCAGGTGAATCAGACCTAATGATTCTGATTGCACGTAACCCACCAATGAATGATCAGACAGAGGATGACGGTATGCGTTACCTCAACATCGTGAAGAACAAGATCAGTGGTGTGCACAGGATTGTGAACTGCGAGTTCGATTACCAGACAGGAGTTTACAGTTCATGATATTAACCCTTGACGTAGAGAACACAGTATCAAATCGGGATGGGAAGAAACACCTAGACCCCTTTGAAACTGGCAACACACTAGTGATGGTAGGATGCAAGCCTTTGGATATGCCCTGCCAGATCTACACCTTTGACCACTCCGAAGTACAGGAGGATACCAAGGCGAATCACACTGCAGTACAGGCACTGCTAGACAAGACTACACTTTTAATTGGTCACAATATCAGCCACGATTTAGTGTGGTTGTGGGAGTCTGGGTTTAAGTACAATGGTCTGGTGTTTGATACGATGCTTGCTGACTATGTATTACAGCGAGGTATCAAGATGCCATTGGACTTAGGCAATGTAGCTATCAGACATAACTGTGTTGTACTAAAGCAAGACACAATTAAGGAGTACTTCAAACATGGTTACAGCACTCGTGATATTCCTCACTCTGAACTTAGCATGTATCTTGAGCATGACTTGGGTGCTACTGAAGGTATATATAAATCTATTCAAGAGAAACTAAAGACACCTAAAGATCAGGGCTTAGCTGATACGATTGAGATGTCCAACGAAGTATGCGTAGTACTGTCACGTATCTACCAGACAGGCATACGTGTGGATCTTGATGCACTGAGTAAGGTGCGTGTGCAGTTCGAGACTGAGAAGGCAGAGACAGAGAAGCTATTGCAAGAGCATGTGCGTAAGTTAATGGGTGATACACCAATCAATCTCAACAGTCCAGAGCAATTGTCATGGGTCGTGTACAGTCGTAAGCCCCGCAGTAAAGATGCATGGGCTACAGCTATCACACCTTACATGAATGACACAGACTTTAAAGAGGCAGTCAAGAGACACTTTGACATGGTGTATAAGACTCGTGCAGAGAAGTGCAGGGGTTGCGATGGTAAGGGATTCTTCTACAAGACTAAGAAGGATGGTGCTGCATTTAAGAAGGCAAACAAGTGTGGTACTTGTAATGGTGTAGGCTTTGAGTTTAAGAACACCAAGGATATTGCCGGACTAAAGTTCACTGCACCGAATGCAAAGTGGGCTAGTGCCAATGGCTTTGGTACTGGTAAAGATAACCTTGAAACATTGGAACGTGTGGCTACATCCAAGGGCATGGCAGATGCTGCTGAGTTCTTGGGTAAGTTGCGTAGGC